ATGCACAGGGGGGGTCTGTGTTTGCTAACCCCCCCCTCCCCTTGGAACGAAATCTTTAGTTACTTTGATATACATTCCTAAAACATTTTCTTTTACAATTTCATCAATTGCATTTTCAATAGCAACATTGTAATCAGCATCTGACAGTTCGTGTGAGATTCTTGCGACCCTAGCCAGGAAGGCGGGGGTCCAATATTGTGATCTTGTATCATACACTAACCATTCATCCCATTGTGTGAAAGGATTGTATGGATTGTCAATAGTGCTAAGCATGTGTAATTCATTATCACTATTCATACCAATGTTCCTTTCTTTACTATGAGTAGATGCTTGTCTTTAGGGTGGAGAGTGCAACACCTAAAGCATCGGCGACCTCTGCTTGTGTATAACCTGACGCCAACATAGTAGCTGCTCGTCGTTGTTTAGCAGTGGTCATTACAGTGTTCTTTCTTGGCGTTGCTAATTGCTTAACTCTATCCATGTCGGAGTTATCTAGGATGGACTGTAATTTACTAGGGCTAATAGCTCCTGCTTGAATTGCAGTCCATTCTTTATCAGTGATCTCAATCTTATCTTTACCTGCACCTGCACGAATGCGAGCTTCTTCCAACGCAAGGAATTTAATCTTCTTAATCTCTTCTTTATCCATGTCGGGGTTGGCGGCTTTCTTGGCGGCTAGTACAGAGTTGGCGATAATTTGAGCATTTCGTTCCCTAGGTCTGTTGCGTAAAGCGTTTGTTAGTTTTGCATCTAGGGAAGATACTTCAGACGAATAGGTTTTAGCAGAGGATGGTAAACGAGGAGTACCTTTAGTATTAACCATTTCTTTTCTAGCATCATTAGCTAATCTTTTTAGTTTATTAGAATGGTCAGCATACAAACGCTCTGCTTCGGTACCAGAGTTATAAATGTTAGCGTCTTCTACATTGCTAAGTTTTTTAACTTTAATTGTTTCTTTAACTGTTTTACCTTGTTTATTAACATAAGTCTTTGCTGTTTCTTCATAGATAATTTTTCCAGTTTTAGGATCAACACCTCTTGATACGCGTTTAGGGATCTCGACTTTAGAACCCGCAATAGAGATTAACGTAGTCGTTCCACCTTGTGGTTGACCTTGGTATTTAACACGTAATCTTTTAATGCCATTATCTAATTCAGATTGCTTATAGTTTAGACTATGTTTTTCAGCATCAATAACAACCATTGAATGACGAACTGCTTGTGCAAGTTCTGTCGAGTTAGCTCCTTTAATTGTCATGTCAGTAATCAAGTTAGAAATTAATCCCATCTCAATTCCTGTATCACGAGGAGTCATTTTACGCATACCTTCATGCGCAGGGTATGCTGTCTGAGGGTCAAAGTTTTTTAACCCAGCAAGAGCAGGCTCGGTTTCAATTCTTTTTTTACCTCTTTGTTTATTTGGAATTACTAAGACCGTGTCGCCGTCAAAGTCGGCACCAGACAATCTTTTAGCAACTTTGCTATTAATTCCAACTGCATCTTTTGCATCCCCTAATGCAACTTTTGCAGGTCGATGGTTGTTATTTACAGTTAATTCTGGAATTTCAAACTTTCCACCATGTGGATACCTAATTAAAACAACTCTATCGCCATTTCGATAGTTGGGTGCATAAATTTCTGTTTCTTTTAATGTATTAATTGGTAGAATAACATGCGTTCCTTGCCCCTTAATAGCAGCCGCTTTAAGATGCACTGAGGCAGAATCTGCGTCTGAAGCAAAATCTTCGAGTAATTTTTTTCTTACTGAAGGGTTTGTCAGATTTCGAATATCATCTAGTTGCTTTAACCGTGTTTCATAAGTTTGGTCAAGTTGGCTTTGAATCAATGCCGGCCTTTGCTTTGAAAGCATTTGAGTCGATAAAGATTTAGACCATTGTTCCCAGTTTCCTTCTTCGTTAACAATATTCATGGCCGAACGAACAGTACCCTCAATAGGGTTGCCTTTGGTGTCTAATTTGGGTAATTGACGAACGACTGCGCCAAACGGATTATCAGCATCGCCTGTTTGGGGCTTTAATGCATCAAGTTTGTTTCCCGTGTTTGATTTATTTGTATTGAATAGTAAATCAACACCTTTAGGAAGGTCATCATTATGCATCGCCATACCTTTTAGATAATGAGTTCCATCTACAGAAATGCGAACTTGTGCATACCGAGACTTACCTAAAGATAAATCTTCAACACCAGGACGAACGTAAATAACACCGTCGGCGTCCCCACCACCATCTTCAGCATACCGAATTGACAAACGTTTAGAACTAATATCCAAAGGTTTGTTAATGCCTAACATTGTACGGCCGCCATCTTCGCTCCACTTTGTAATGGATTTAATTTGGCCTCTATCAGTAACAATGTCTCGGTACGTTGTACCTGGGGCAGCTAAAACTTTGACGTTTGTTTTTTGATTATTTGTGCCCAACTGTTCAATTTGTACATTATGAAGCGCATAACCTTCTTCGCGAAGTAACGTTATCGCAGCTTTTAATTTTTGAGCAGAAATTCCTAAATGCAACTCAACTCCTGCGCCGACGTCAATTACTTTTTTAGCGGCAACTTCTTCTTTAAGCATGTTTGCGGTTGTCTCTAAAATATTTTGTTTATCTTTTAAACCAGCGCTTAGCAATGCACGAACCGATGATTCGTTTTTACCATTCATTTTTTTACCAATTTCAACGTTTGAGTAGCCCTTTTCCTTTAAACGTTGAGCGTAAGCAATGTCTGCTTGTTTTTGGCGGTTGTTAGCAATGGAGCGAAGATCGCGAAATTCGGTAGTAGACATACCTAAACCGCGCGCGATATCGGTATCCCCAACACCTTGAGATCGCATGTCTGCAATGTGATCTAGAAATGATTTACTATTTCTAGAACTAAGGATGTTTCCTCCAGAACCCCACGGATACCTACCTGATCGACGTGGAGTACCATAATGCATTAGAGAATCTTCTTCAATTATCATAATGATTCCTCCTGTCGTATAGCGGCAATTCGCTTATCAAAACTAATAATTTTATCCATGATATATGTAATCACGGTTGGGTCGACATCATAAATTCTAACTTCGTCGTTTTGATAAATTCTTAATTCAATTGTAATATCAAATGGTTTATACTTGTATTCTAAACAAAACAAAGCCGCGTAAACCTCAAGTTGTTTTTCTGAGGTTAACGTAACTCCTGTTTTTAAGTCATGAATACGTAAAGTGTTTTTTCTAAAAGAAATAGCGTCTGGTGTGCCAAAACAATTTTCAGAATAATATAAAACTTGTTCTGGTTTCATTTTGTACCCAAGAGCATCATTAACATACATGTTCAATGTTCGCTTACTAGTTGGCAGTTTAACTCCCAAACGAATTAAGTCGTAAGCTAATTGGTGTAGTTCTGTTCCTCGTTGAGCGGCAACTGATGCCATATAAACTTTGTCTAATTTTTCATCATCGTAGTTAACCCAATGATGTTTACTTGCGCTTAGAAACGCGTGTTGGCCTGCTAGTTTGGAATGTTCGTTGAAGCGCACTAAAAACCACCTCTTCGTTTTCTGGATAAATGAAAGCAGCAAAAGACATATCAGAGAACTGATTCACATAGAACTCTTGGTTTGGTTGAATTGGAGAATCTTTAGAAGCTTTTACTTCTAACATTGCCCATTTGTTTTCAAACAAAATAAGTAAATCAGGTACACCTTGCATGTAAGTTGAGTCATTCTTTAAAATCACACATCCTACAAACAATAAGCGAAGCTTTTTTATAACCTCAGTTTGATATGCGTTCTCTTTCATTTAACCTCCAAAGCGCAAAATAAGCACCCAAAGCAACAATGCCGGCAGAAATGGTAATTTTTAGAGCAATTGTATTAATCATATTTTCACCTCTTCTATTATAACGTACGAAACGTTTGCGAGTAAATATCTACCAATCAATTAATTGGAAAAATTGATTTGTGGGGAACACATAGGTTCTATTAAGTACCGCCAAGAAAATATCAACGTCCAACAACCCGTAAATAACAGCTGCTTCTAAGCTATTGTCAAATTGCTGCTTTGTTTCCACGTCTTCAAACTTTTGATTTAACGCTGGTCGATACCCAGGTTTAAACTGTTTGTGGTACTTTACGGCAAACCAACGCGGTCTCCACATTAAATTTGAATAATGATTATTTAACCTATTCCCGTCTAAATTAATAGGAGTCGTGAATCTTTCGTTTTCTTGTGGTAGGAACATAGACGCTACCAATAATGCGACAGACCTCCTATATTGTGCTTGGTCTTTAATTAGTAAGACGTTTGGAATTCCCTGCTGGTTTAAGGACGGAGTTTTAATTAGCTCAGTTCTTAAATTCATAATGTTCCCATACGAACTAACCGCGTATTCTGGAAACTCTTCTATAGTCTTCCATGTTTCGTACATGTGACCTCTTTCCGTTTTGCCAAAAATTGTTTTGTAAAACCTTCTGTCTATTACTACTATAATATCTAGATATTTAATTATATAATAGTGGGAAAGTGTTTGCTCTGTTTTTTGGCAGAAAATGACAAAATAAGCTTTTTG